AGCCAGTTGAGTCTTTTATTCATTTGGTCGATTATTGGCGCTAATTTGGCAATCAAATTCAACTTGCGTGATTGTTGGACTGCTGCAATCCATGCTCACTCGTCACACTAACCGTTCGCTTGATGGAGAACCAGAAAATAGGTGCAAAAAAATCCCAGCCAAGCAAGGCGCTAGCTGGGATTATCCGTTTGATTCAATTGGGTATACTGGGCTCGAACCAGTAAATTACGGATTCAGAGTCCGCTGCCTTACCAATTTGGCGAATACCCAATAACAACTATTTAATAGTAACTTTTCCATCAAATACTGTCAAGACTTTGCTGAAATTTTATGCAGCTTTTTTGGATTTTTTCTTGTACTCAACCACGGTCATCAACTAAACTAGTCAACAAGAAGGTGAGGACTTGTCAAAGACAGAACTTGATCGGCTATTTAACCATTTTCGCCAGCAACTGATCGTCTGGGCGGTGACTGCAATTGGTTTAGCCGTGATGCGTAATTTTTTGTTACCACAATTATTAACGTTTGTCTTCTGGTGCAGTGTGGCATATTGCTTGCTACTTTTCATCGGCCTAGTCATCGTCACTATTTTTCGTTGGCGACGCTCATAATTCATTTGACAAGTGCCTTATCATTCGGTAAGATAATAAATGAATTTGTGCCCGCTGGTCAAATTGGTTAAGACGTCGCCCTCTCAAGGCGGAGTTACGGGTTCGATCCCCGTGCGGGTGATTAACCCACGAACGCTGGGAAACGGCAAGGATACGAAACGTTGATATAACAGCGTTTCATATCCTTTTTTGTTGGCTCAAAAACCCTCAAACACGAAACTCTTGTACTGGATTTGTAACGGACACCTAAAAAGACGCCAAAAATTACGTTCCGTTACAAATTCCATTACAAATTTTAAAATCAAAGACGGTTCAATCACTTATGTACCAGCGATTACAGCCGTTAATGCAAAAAAATTATGCAGCCTTTTTTGACTGACATAATTTTTTTGCCTATTTTGAAGAATTAGCTATTTGCATCATCTTTTTTGTGGAAGAAGTCTTCGTTCAGCATCTAAGCGAGCTTTCCTAGCTTCTTCTATCGTTTCAAACTTGTATGTTGTAACCTCGTTAAAATAAAAATATGCACAAAAAAAGACCCGCACCAGCCAATTAAGGCTAGTGCGGGATTTTATAAATGACTTTACATTTTTTACTAAAAGGCAAAGTGTTAACATTGTATCTACTTGCTTCGTTTTTCCGGTTTTACATCTTTCAGCTGATTTTCTAAACCGTTACTTAATAAGTAACGATTGACCAGGATAAATCGTTGAATTGATGGTTTTGCCGTTCTGGCTAGCTAGTGTGTACATGCTTAGCCCGTTGCATTGGGCAATTACCCACCATGAGTCACCTGAAACGACCGTGTAATACGTGTGAGAAGCATCCGTTTTAACGTATTCCAGTGAATTATTGGCTGGGCCTGTTGCTAGACAACCATAACCATTAAATCGTGGCTGACGTACCCACCCGGAGTAGTATACGGTGGTTAGGTACTGACATAGCAACGTTTTGTTTCACGATGTGCACCAAATGTGCACCGAAATTCCTAGGCGGGTAATACATAAATAATCTCATAAGAAAACGCTCTGAAAAAAATCATCCCAAAAGCAGCTAGTGTTTAATTGCCAGACTGCTTAGATTTATCAGACAAAAAATTAAACAATTTCATTTTCATTATGTGGAATTTTTAATACGCTTTACAGAATATTGGTTTATTCATTATCAGAACTATCTTTTGAAGTAGCTTTTGGATCAGATGCTCCATTATTAGGACCATCTTTTGGAGTAACTTCTGGATCAGATGCTTCATTATCTTTAATCTTTAACGATAAATAGCTATCATCTAGTTCTACCGTTACTTTAGTTGAACCATCACTTTGGGGATCATTTCCAACTACAGGCACAAAATTATTGTGAAAACTCATTATTCTTACCTCCTTTCTAATATAAGGCAATTATACAACTAAATTAAGTAATGTTATATTACATATAAAAAATCCCCCACGCCGAAGCATGGAGGACTAGAACAGTTCACGATTATTATACTACTTTTCGCCTGCTTGTGAGGCGGATTCTGACGCCGTTTCAGTGTCAGATGATGCAGAACTATTCACTACAGTGGCTGCAGACGTTGGCGCTTGCGCTTCGTCAGCAACCTTATTAGCCGTTGCTTCGACTTGGCTTTCCTCATCGTTATCAGTCGTTGGTGCCGTCACTGTTTGAACGTCAGTAATAACGCCCAGCATACCAAGGATCGTTAATACAGTGTTGATAACAGCGACAATGGCTGACCAGTCACCGGCAAACTTGATGCCAAATACAGCTAGTACCTGTTGAATCAAAACGATCAGTAACGAAATAATCCCAGCGATCAATTTACCATTCAAACTTCCGTCAGCATTTTTAAAACTAATTTTTTTAATCATTATTTTCCCTCCTAAAGGAACTTTTCTGCGATATAAATAACTAACGTGACGAGCACGCCACTAACCAAGACACCGATCAACCAATTTTGAATGGTCGTCACACGGTCAATTTGATGGCTGGCTTCAATGGACTTGGCTAGTGCCTTATCAGCCTTGCTATCAATGTCGTCAACTTGATTAAGCTTTTCTTCGATGTTCTCAACTTTCGTTTTGGTGGCAGCCACATCCTTTTGAATATCCATTAATAACTTAGTTGTATCGTCGTATTGTGCCATTACCGCACCACCAATCGCTGACCAGGATAGATAGTGGTGTAAATCGTCTTGCCGTTCTGACTAGCTAATTTAGTCATGCTTAGGCCGTTGTGCTGAGCGATTGACCACCAACTGTCGCCGGACTTGACTGTGTAATACGTATGACTAACCAGCTGACCAGTAACTCGCTTCCCGTAGTCATGACCATTAGTGACACCTAACTTGATAAATCCATACAGACCGTTTGAACGGGTGTAGCGTGCCCATACATAGTCGTGTTCAATAATAACCGCGTTGTAAGTCACACTCTCACCCTTGTAGTAGGTAGCTACTTGGCTTACTTTGTCGCTATCCGTGTAACGAACAGCTAGTGTCCGGTTAGGATAGAACACCCCTCGCTGGTTGTATTTAACAACCTTAAAAGTGGCCTTTTTAGCTGCCTGTTTATGAGCCTGCTTAATGTTGGCCTGTGCTTTAGCCTTGCTAGCAGTCGTATAACCCGACTTAGTGATCCCTGTTAAATCGACATTGCCGTCTAATCCGCCTGCTTTATACATGCTAGTGAATTGGAAGATAGCCACGCCGTCCATGCTAGGGAACCAGTTGTAATCAGGGCTAGTTCTAACCAGATAGTCCGGATATTCAGCTAACCATAGACAGCTACCATAGGCTTTGACAATGGCACTCACATTAACATGAGCATTGAGGTAAGCTTTGCCGGAATACAACATTGGTGTATAGCCAGCCGCTTTAATGAGGGCCATTTGAGCTAGAATGACATTAGTGTTGGCTGTCACGCTATTAGAAGCCCCGTCCTCATAGTCTAGTGCGACAATGCTGCCCTTGGGCGTCCTAATCCGTGGCAAGTAATAGGCCATCATCGCCTTGGCATTGGTCATATTGCCACCAACACCGTCCCACAAATAGGTGTGCACCCGTTTACCAGCCTGTTGAGCTGATTTAACTTGGCTGTTATACGTGGTCTGAGGGATATTAGTCCCACCATAAAAGCCACCCGCCTGTGAGAGCACGAACTTATCGGTACTATAGCCAAATGTCCCACTATTACCGTTATACTTAGACCAATCAACCCCCTGTTCACGACTAGTTGCCGCCTGACTGGTAACATTGACCATTAAAAAGGCCATAAAAATGGCGCTCACCGTTAAGATGAGTGCCTTTAGCTTGTGCTTATTCAATTGTCTGCCTCCTACTTTGATATATCTTCTGGTGCCGGGGTCCATGGAGTAGCTACATCGCCTTTTTCTAATTTGTACCCAGACACATAAATTGTTATATAATATTTGTTCGAAGCGACAGATGGATTAATCTTCCCACCACTTTTAGTAGTAAAAGTGATTGAATATCGTTGCCATTCTGTTGTCACGGCTCGATTAGCAAAGACTGGTGGGCTAACAACCGGGCTGCTCCAATCCTCTGAATCAAGCGTATATATATTCATGATGTTACTTGCTTCAGATGCTTTGGCGTAAAAACTGAAGGTGTATGTGGTATTAGGCTTTGCACCATAATATTGGCCTAAACCATACCATGCTGCTGAATGTTTACGAACCGTAAGGCCTTTGTAATTCTCGTCATCAACTTGCCATGATGATAGATTGCCCCATTCTCCTTGCCAGTCCTGTGTGCCGGTTTGCAAGTTCCGGCCATATACCTTAATACCGCCTTGATAAATAGCATCAACCGCCTTACCATCTTTAATCCACGTACCATGTGTTATATCTGCCATTTAAATCACCCCTGAATCACATATAAGCCGGTTTTGTCAGTTAGTGCATCATACTGTGCTTGAGTGACAACATTGACAACGGCATCATCACCCTTGTTGCCTTTAGGGCCAACGAGAGAAGCCAACCAGTCCGTTTGTGAACCATGATAGCCATTACTTACTGCGACTTGGTAGGCAGACAGACCATCATCACCTTTGTCACCTTTGTCACCTTTGTCAATTGTGCTTGCGGCTTTATTCAGTTCTTTAACGAAATCGTCAAAGGTAATGGTCGTAATCGTGGCCCCACCTTCGTTCTCAATGTTGTTTGTAATGGTAAAACTGAGTGGTGTATCACTAGGATAAATACTTGTGCCCGCCTGATCAATCACCCAAATTTCTAACTGATAACTCCCAGCTGGCAAGCCTGCCATTAAAGCCGGCGTAGGCTGTAAATTGAGCCAGCCTGGGTTTAGACCAGCCAAACTAGCAATATCAATAGACTGACTTCTTAAATAACCACTGTAATTGCCAATCTTGGCGATAATGTTAGTAGCCTTAGTTAAATCGACGGCCAACCCATCGCTTTTGCAAATGAAGGTAAACGTCGTCTCAGTGTCGCCTTGCTTTATTTGCCGAGGAGATTTAGTTGTAAACGATAACGTTTTATCCATCATATAGTCTCCTTTAATCACAGTGCGGCAGTTGGCGCTACGTAGTCCTTACCGGTGATACTTTTGTAGTCAGCAGCCGTAATTGCACCATAACCAACGTAGCCATCAATCTGACAGCCAGCATCGAACATCATTTTGACAAAATCAAGCATTCTTGCCATCTCCAATCTTCTGTTCCAGTGCTGCAACCTTTAGGCCTAATGCGTTGATAGCTTGCATTACTGGCGATGGCGTAGTCGTTGTTGTCCCCTCACTAATAGCTGGTGCTGGCATGATTGTGTTGTACATAACCATGTAAAAACCGTCAGCGGCGTGGGTCGTTAAATCATCAGGGACATATCCGGCATAGTCATAGGTGCTATCGTCCTGATCAACACCAATAATATGGTTATCTTCATTTAAAGTAAGCTTCATGCTATCCCTCCTTATTTATCAGAAACTGTGGCTGTAATTGAATAGCTTACAGGCGTTACCTTGGTAAATGCTGGCAACGAGTAAATTTCAAGTGTTGAGTTCGCTGGAACCGTATAAGCGTAGTGGAAAGCGCACATATAAATGGTTCCTTGTACTTCTGTATAACCAATTAAATTAACAGTTCCAGGTGTGATGGGAGCCGATAGATTAAAGGCGAACGAAGTCCCAGCGATATTAACTGACACGGTGGCATTCATAGTAGCGTAATAAGCAAAGTCCTTAGCCGCTAACTGACTAGCATTTTTAACATCTGAAATTGTACCTAACACTTGATTTGACAATAATTTAGCCATTACGTTCTGTTTAACTAAATGATATGTGCTTCCAGCTGAATCCATCGTGCTGTTATACAGTCCGATTCGAGACTTGGAATTATCCTGCAAGTAAACTTGGCTACGTTCAATGTGGACATCTTCGGTCACCTCTGATTCGCTAGTTAGATCTGCACATTGCCAACCGTTGATGCGGACATTAGAGCTCATAATGTAACACGCATTGTTATTATATTTAGAATAAGCAACTGTTTTAAGGCTATCGAAGTAAATATTGTTACAACTTAAAAGTACCACGGCTTTCACTGAAAAGCCTTGCGACTTCACCATGATATTATTGACATTAACCAACGCTAACGTTTCTTCCGGCATATCATTGATTAGTGTTAATTGCTTAACTGGTGTTGCTGGCGTTCGCAGACAAACGCTAGCTTCCAGCAAACTAGCAAATGGGTTAGATGCGGTACCATCAGGATTGTAAGCTGAGTTCTGACCAACACAAAAGTCAATCGTATCTGGGTTAGCATTCTGAATGGAAACCAGCATTGAACCGGATACCGGCGTTTTAAAGTTATGATTTGTTTCGTAGAATTGGCTTAATCCACCCCACTTATCAATATTAATGCTGGAGGATAAATAGATTTTACCGTTATCATTGAATGCCATACCTTCTATTTCGCCAGTCGGATATAGACCTTCTTGGAAATCATCAAAAGTATAGGTCGTCCGATAAGCTAGTGTTCTATTCGCGTAATCGATGGTATAAGCCCAAATTTGAGACTTGCGGCCACCAATCCAGTAAAGGTCCGTTCCATGGACTTGCACACCTTGCATGTACCATGGGTCGTAACCAATCAAGTCGGACCACTTAACCGTGAATTGCAAGTTCCATGATGAATCATAGAACTCCATTGTCTTGTTATCTGCCACAATAAAGCATTTGTCGGCACTATCGTACCCAATCGAATGGATAAGTGGCAGGGCTGTTTTATTAGTTAGGTCAATCGTATCCTTAACCGTTAAGGTTGCTGGATTAATCTGCAAGACTTTGGTTTTATGAGCTTCGTCAGTATTGGTAGCATCTTCAGCCATTGCAAAGTAAATATACCCGTCCGTCGCATTATAGGTCATCGAATTGCCATGATAGCCCATAATTTCATTGGACAAAATCTCAGTACCAGTTTCGACGTTAAATTTAACCAACGTCCCATACCGCAGATCTAGTGGATAACTGTTCTGAAAATATTGGACTACTGTCGTATTACCCAATCCGGTGAAGCCTTGCCCGTTTGAGGCTACTGAACCTGGTACGCGATACTTCTGACCAAGCCGGCGCATATTCGCATAGGTCGTGGCACTGGCTACTGACGCATCCACCTTACTTTGTAACGATGCAAAATGATCTTCAAATTGGTTCAGCGCTTTGTCAAGCGCACCTTGAGTTAATAGTCCATCTTGCTTAATTTGCTGCTCAAGTGTTGTTAGCAGTGTTTGCGTGTCAACGCCTTGGTTGCTCAACTTAGTGAACAAATCTGAGACTTTCTGTTTCCAATCGTTTAACGTACCATCGGCATCATCAATGCGGCCTTGCAATTCATCTAGGAATTTCTGCAACTCGGTTCTAAAAGGTGCCTTATTGACAAACATGTCCGGATTGCCATTATAGACGTGGAACCAGACATTAAAGGTCGTGACGCGTTTACCGTCAGCATTTTGTAACCCCAAGAAGCCATAGAAGAAGCCTTCCTGGGGGAACATGGTTCCGGGAAGATTCATCTTCACTCGTCCTAGACCAACAATATCATCGCTAGTCCCGACATAGCTGACTGCTTCACCAGTTTCAGCCGTTACTTGGCCGTTTTCATCAAGACTGCCTACGAAGCCACTTAAAAATGGCACTAGCCCGTCTTCAAATCGTTGCGCCAATCCGCGTTCTTTGAACTGGACAACCAATGGGACTTGTTCATCGCCTACTCGGCCGTTGAAACTATCACTAAGATTGAAAGCATCGCCCGAACCAATTTGTTGCTTGTACGTATCCAACGTAATTGTACTAATCATTTACTCACCTTCCTCAGTCTCTACTACTTTGCCGTTAACAATTGCAATTGGCACATCATAATCAGACAAGATATTAACGATTGCTTGAACATTTGCGTCTCTAGTTTTATTGTCATCTTTGATATTTTTAAAATCCTGATTAATCTTATCCTGATCCGAATTCAGCTCAGCCTGGGCACCATCTAAATCATTCAAAGCCTTTTCAATTGCCTTAAAATTACCAACAAGCTGACTTCTAAGAGTATCATCTAACACGTTTGACAGCTGGTCAGTTACTAGTTGTATTGCCATCTTCTTCCTCCTTTTTTACTTTTTGCCAGATGACCTTCCCATCATTATCAATGCTAGGTGCCCATGCAGTACCATCTGGTGACGTCAACTGCCCAATTAAACTTAGTCGTTGGTCCAAGTCATCACTAGTAACTAACTCTGGTTTATTGGCAATCTTCTCCCAACTAATTGGAAACTGCATTGAAAGAATATTAATAGCCTGTTGCACCGTCATTTTATCCATTCGCGGCACCACCCAATGCATTAAGTCTTGCTAGTGTACTCGCATCAGTAATCAAATCATTGCCGTCTACAGCATCAAGCCCGGCCTTTAGCTGTGCGATTTGCTTACCAGAATCACTATGAGCAGTCTGCAATCCCGCGGTGATTTGTGTAAAGCTTTTGGTCATATTGCCAAATGTCACGCTAGTCGTCGCTGGATTAACCAAATCAATCACGGTTTCGCTGATTCGAGTTTCAACATCCACACCATTGCGATCCCGAATATAGCCATAATTTCCAACCTCACTATTATTAATCATTCCAGATACCGAGTTAGTCTTGAAATCATTCAATGTCGCAGTTCGCTGAATCAACGGCACATCTTGTAATTTTGATTTCAAATATGCCAATAGGGAATCACTATTCGTGAACCGCTCATCAGAAATTGGCTCTGCATCAATTACACCCCACGTTGTTGCGTTAGGACTCGTGTACTCAGCAGTAGCCAATGGCTTTTCCTTGTCGTCTAACTTACCTGTACCTTTAATATGCGTAGCAATCGTCGTGTAATCACTCTCATCTGTCAACGAGCTAAGATTCAATCCATCTAACCAAACGAAAGCATCACGCTTACCGACTTGTTTATAAATATCAATGTGCTTGCCCGTACTAGTCCATTCGAAATTGAAGTCCGACATCAAAGTGTTTAAGAATAAATCAAACGCTAATCCAGTACCGAAATCTTCAGAAAAATCATAATGATTGAAATCATCATGAATCGTATACGTAAAACCAGTGCCTTCAGTAATTAGCTGCATGCAGCTATCGAGCGACTGGGATCCCTTTATACTCTTCTCAACGTAATGGTCATTTAAATCGTGCACAGCGCCTAGAAACGTTGCTTTAACATTGCGACTACCACCGATGTTAGATCCATTCATGGTCTGAATACGATAAGCTTCGCCACTATCAGAATCCAGCAAGAGGGTGCGTGGTTGCAACATGCCCACAGCAGACGCATTCGTACCCGTGTTAATGAACGTCAATTCCAACTGAGCCACTTGATTCACGGTTTCAGTCAGTTGTGCTGAAATTGGGATAACTGGTAGTTCGTTACCTGTTACATCACGTAAATAAAACACTGTCACACCTCCTAAACGTAATAGCGTGTATCAAACTCCAAATCATAATTCGTTGCACCCGCCACCAGTAATTCATTAATCCCTTTGACGTAATCTAAATAGGCATGATTCCCCTTGCTGTAGACATTCACGCCATCCACAACTGGAACCATGCCATATAAAATTAAAGTTTGGGATTTCTTCAACGCTTGATTTAACTGAAACACTTGTCCCGTAGTTTTGTTAGTAATCGATAATTGACTAGCCACATCTCCATGGAAGGTTAATGTGGCCGTCTTGCCATCGGCCAGCAGTGGAATCGAGCCGCCAACAAACACCTTGAGGTCGCTTTGATTGGTGAAATGATACGGCGGCAAACATGCAAACGGAATATCAAATCCTAATGGAATGTTATTCTCCATGTTAGCAGTAGTATTAATCGTCTCGCCAAATCCACCAGTAACAACTAGGTTAACTGTGATATCCTCCGTCATAATAGGTGACGCTTCATAAGGGTCTACATTAAACCCATCATCCGCATGGACTGGCCAACGAATCGATGGAATGACGCTACTAACAACATAAAAATCCTCGTAGCCGCGAAATAAATCAAACAGCTTCAACCGCATTAGTTCTTGGTCAACTGAGTCAATTGTTTTGACATCAAACACTAGTGGTATCTTGCGTTCACTCGTGTGTGTTTCAGATGAAGCTACATTGTACTTACCAACTGGCGTGTAAGTTCGAGTGAACGTTGGTGCAGGTGGTGAAAACTTTTCTACTTGAATACCCAAATCAGATAGCCAGTAATTACTGCCATCCTGTTGAATTACTTGAATATCTAACTCCATCTATTTACCTCCTCTCACTCGGTCAATGACAACATCTTGACCTAGAGCCAGCTTGATTAACGGATACTGGGCATTAAAAAGGACGCCGTTATCTAGTTTGGCAGTGATGTTAACTGTCTTGCTAGTAATTGCGTCCACTAATGACTTGACCATGCCTAATACCTCACCAGTTCCGTTTGCTGTTGCACCACTGACTGCGATGGGTCCACCGTTCTTAGGAACATCTACGGGAATGGTACTCTTTAATCCAGCAGCTTGTTCCGCACTTGTAGCGACAAAAGCCTGCTGACCAAATGACATCTTGACAGCTTGATCCGTTAAATACTTGCTGTAATTCGACTGATCATCCGGAATATGAATCTCACGTTGGTTATGCTCAGATACCCATGCTAACTGTTTCTCATAGGACTCACCGCCCTTGTCAAAACGACGATGACCACTGGGCGCCCAGCCGCGATTCCACATCAAATCGTTGTACCAGTTAGAATCATTAAATAACGCCAATAATTGGTCATAACCATTAGCACGGTTTCCATGGCCTTTAACCGCGTAATATCGGAATGTCTGTCCAATAAATTGAAGTAACCCTTGAGCAGGGTCAACACCAGTATTGACATCCACATAGCCATGTTGAAATACTGTTGGATTACCGCCGGACTCGTGATTGATGGTATTAAGGATTTTCTTAACGCCATCTTCAGGCATCGATACGTGCATAGCAGCGGCGGCTCGCTTGATATACGGAATCCACCGTGTTACACCAGCACCACCCGGATTACCAGCACCCTCAATGGCTAGTTTCTTTAGCCAATTGGTTTGTTTCTTTTCCCATGACTTTGTGTCAGGCCCAAAATGGTTTTGTGATCCACCTGGAAACAGGTTCATATCAAAACTTGAATCTATTAATTTTTCCCAGTTCTTAATGGGGTGCTCCATGAACTTCATAGCATCACCAAATAGATTCTTGATCCAATCAACGATGTTGCCACCGGAACCAGTCGCAAACATTGGTAACCCCATCATTTTAAGGAATGGTGCCGCTTTTTCAGTATCCTCACCTGAAAAGACTTGAGCACCGACAGGCAAGTGGGTCACAGTTGGAACAGCCGGTGACAGTCCTAATGATCCATTGCCGTAATCAATCAATTCATGCTTGTATCCATCACCAACCACAGCAGTTTCAGCGCTTGATAGCTTACCGTTAGTACCAGTTTTATGTCTAACCCAAGGGTTAGCAATACCAGTAACTGGTTGTCTACTATGAGTTTTTTTGTATGATTGTTTGCCACCCACAGCTTTCGATAAATCATTAGCACTGTTTCCACCTATATCAATGTTCTTAGCAACAGCTTCTCCAATACCTCCAGCAGCTGTCAATGGGTCAGCTGAATATTGAACCAAGGCATCATTAAATGATTTCATAGAACTTTTACCTGCCCCGGTTGCCTTCCGTCCTAAAGTTAATTCACCTTGAATCGAGTCCGCCGTGCCAGTAGCGGTTTGAATGGCGTTCTTTTTATTAGCATCGAGCCCATCATTGTAGTTGTCCATAGTATCTCTACCACTCTTGCTAATATCGACGTTGGTGTCTCCCGCAATCATGGCAGCAAGCGCTTTGAGATAATCATGTGTGGACAACTTCTTATCTTTGTAGCCTCGGTTTAAGCTATCCATTGTGTAATGGCCTTCGCCGTTAAGCTTAATGGTGGCACCTTTGTGTACTTGACCTTGTAATTTTTTTAGCACGCTGTCAGCCTCAGGTATCCCTGCATCTAATCCATTGGCTAGAGCACTCATATTCTCTTTACCAATATCATGCAAAGACTTCTTGCTACTAAACATCTTATTTAGCGCTTTACCATAGCGTGTCTTTAAATCACTCTTGGTAATAATTCCAAGATCCAAGCCTAATTTGAGTGATTGAATATCGCTCTTGCCCAATTTAGATAAATCTTGCTTAAAAATAGCAGCATATTGTTTGCCATACCGGCTTTTCAACTGAGAATCAGTAATATCACCACTCTTGAGCCCTTCTTTTAAGGTTGCTATATCAGTTTTTCCAAGTTTTGATAGGTCTTTAGGAAATAGACCGGTAATATTGTCTCCGAACTGCTGTTTTAAATCAGAAATAGTTACGACTCCATCGGCTAACCCTTGTTTAAGGGTACCAATTTCTTTTCCGCTCAGCTTGGACAAGTCTTTCGGGAAAAGGCCAGTAATTGTATTTCCAAAAACGGGAGCTAAATCTTTCAAAGATAAGATTCCCGTTGAAAGACCTGATCGAAGTTCTTCCTGTTCAGAATCGGTTAAATCACTGATATTCTTTTTGCCGTCATCCTTGAAGCCGGTTAGAATTGAATTGAAATATACTTGTGCTTCTTCATAACCCTGTTTGCTACCAGATTTGACATCAGTCCAGAACTGTTGTGCAGTTTTATATCCGTATTTACCAAGAGAAATGTTTGCAGCGCTATCAGAAAGATCAAGTCCCCATTGCTTAGCAACATTGGCTGGGCTTCCCAAAGTGCCTTTATTCAAAGACTTAACATAATTATCATGCGTTTTTTCAGCACTTGCGGCCAATTTAGCACCTGCTTTTGTTGTCTCTGCCAGCATATTATCGGCATCTACCTTTGCTTGTGCAGCAGCAGTAGAGTCAGACATCCCCATTGCCTCATAGGCTTTTTCCTGAGACTTCTGGAACTTAGCTATATTCTTTTCAATGGTCCCATGTGCGTTGACTTGATCATCAATGTACTTCTGATTGTCTTTCTTATGGTCCGCAATCCATTTGGCTGCTGATTCTTCACTGTTACTGACATCGTCCCAATAAAGCTTTTCCTTTTTTCCATTTTCATCGGTAATCGTTTTCGTGTATTCATCATCAAGCGTTTGCTTAGTACGCAAGCTTTCACGACCATTGTTGTTATACGCATCGCCGGCCGCTTTTTCAGTTTTGATGTATTCCAGTGAGGCCTGAGTTTGTTGCTTGTTACGCTTAGCGTCTAGCATGGCAAGTGCTTGGTCGTATTGGTCCTTGCTAATTTGGTCATTTTTTCTTAGTGATTTCAGCTCAGACAGACTCTTCTTATAACTATCACTTGCCTTGCCATAAGTCTTGGAATATGCCGAATCTGCTGACTTGACGTCCGCCTTATACATGCCATCCGTGATAGTGCCATGTTGTTGAACGTAGGCTTTATATAATGCTTGCTGGTCCTTATAAGCCATACCAAACGCGGAGACTTGCGAGTCAATGTAAGCTTCAGCCTCATTTAGCTTGGCCTTCTGAGTAGCAGACAACTTAGAGAAGTCACCGTCAACTGACTTTAAAATGCTCTCCATCGTTTTTTTAGCTTTTTCAAGCTTACTAGTTTGCCCATCAGCCCGCTTATCAACGCCCTTTTCAACTTGCGTTACCCAGCTATTGCCAGCACTTCCAAAGCTTCCGGATAAGTCGGATAGTGCATCCATCCCGGCCTTTTTAGTCTTGGAAAACTGTTGTTCAACCAAATCAGCCATCTTACTGTATTTAGTAACCACATCGCTAGATAATTGTTTGGACTGCTTACCTACCGCGGTGTCCAATAGTGCCATATCATTCTTGGCTTTTTGATGTAGTTCGTTGAATGAGCCAATTGCTTTTTGCGAGTTTTGGCTGATATTGGCACCATACTCGTCCATCGAAGCACGTTGACGCTTCAACTGGTCACTATGCTCCTTGCCAGCTTTAATCGCAAAGTAAGTCGCTGTCCCCACAGCTGCTACACCAAGAACTACTGGAGCGGCCGCCGCAGCCAACGCGCCTAATCCTGAAACTGTACCTAATGCTGACCCGCCTAAACCTAACAAGGATGCTGAACCTGCTTCTGCACCACCACTAATGCCAGCAATGACAGTACTGGCCGCACCGCCATCTTTAACTAAAGTTCCAAATAACGGTGATAGCTTGGCAGCACCAACCAATAATTTCATAGATCCACTAGTTAGTAGCCCTACACCAGAGGTCAATTTTCCAAACATACTAATCAATGGACCACCAGCCGCAACAGCTAAGCCTGTATTAAGAATTAGCTTCTGCGTTGCCGGATCTAAGTCGCTAAAACGGTCTAGCATATTCTTTAACTCACGAATAATGGGCGTGAGGGTTGGTAGGAATTTCTGCCCAAATTCAATCTCTAAAGCGTTTAAACTAGATTTAAATTGGGCCATGGTGAACTGACTCGTGTTACGCATGGTTTTGTTGTATTTATCAACGGTTCCATTGCTGTGTTCGATCTCATTAGATAACGATTTGTACCGATCAAGATTAGCGTCCATCAAGGTCATACCGACCTTCATGTTTTCCTGACCAACAACGTTGTACATAAATGACTGGCGCTGCTTATCATTCATTTTCTGGTAAGCACCCTGCATTTGTCCAAGAATATCAAAGACGTCTTTCATTTTGCCTTTGCTATCGAATACTTGAATATTGTATTTCTTTAAATCCTTAGCTGCTTGACCTGTCCCTGTTCCAACTCGTGTCATCAATGATGACAGCCCCGTACCAACAGAGCTAGCGTCAATACCAGCAGACTTTAAGCGCCCTGCAATCGCCATAAATTCATATGTTTTAACGCCCATGGCGTGCATTGCAGCACCAGCATTACCACTAATTTCTTTCAAATCGTCTAATGACATGGCTGACTTATGGGTGGCTTCAGTCATCTGATTCATCAAGCTATTACCATTCTTGATTACAGTACTGTTTGAACCCAAGTTCTGACCAAATTGTTCAAGCATAGAAGCGGTCAGTTTAATAGACTCCCCAGACTGATCGGAATTAGCGGTCATAGTCTTTAACAACTCTGGCATCATTCCCATGGCTTGTTTGACATTGTAACCATTAGAAACCAATTCAAACATACCATCATTGATTTCTTTGGTACCAACACCAAACTCTTTGGACCATTTTAATGTGTCTGAAGATAGATTCTTCATAATTGAGCTTGTTTGGCTAGCAGAGTATCCTTGTGCAACAACTTCCTTACGGATATCAGCTAATTGATATTGATAATCGGAAGCGGCTTTAGTTGCTACACCCAGTGCTGTGACAATAGGTACCGTAAAACCAATAGTGGCCTTACTTCCAAGAGAGCTAATCTTTTCACCAGCATTTTGTATCTTAGTACCCATTATCATGGCTTTGTCGGCTGCAGCAGCCATTTCAGGTGTTAATGCACCAACACCCTTTTGCAACTTGCTTGCTGACAGAACCAGAGCTCGCTGTTCACGTTCAAGGGCAGCATATTTACTTTTAGCTGCTACTACTTGAGCAGAATTATCACCTTCTGCTCGTGACAGACGACCAATTTCACCAGCTGTTGCTGTCATCTCTTGTCGGTTAGCTTGCAACTGCGCTTTATAAGAGTTCAACTTAGAAACTTGAGAAGACATGTGCAGCCCTGCTTGTTCTTGAGCGGCTGATAGCTTACTATAACTGGCTGCAGTTGTCTCTAACCCTTGATTCAACACTTTTAAGTTGGCGGCTGCTTTCGGGCTAACATCCACGTCTTTAAATGTTCGCTTAAGAACTTCGGCTTGTGCAAGCGCCTCTTTAGCGATTAAGTCCACGTTAATCTTGACACTACCAGCAATATCAGCCATCTACACACATCCTTTCTATATTTTTCCTCGCTCCCGTAACTCTTTCATCCGTAACGCCTTGTGTGGCATGTCTAAATTAGCTAGCTCGATAGATAGTTCATCTGGCGTCAGCTTGCCGTCGCCATCGGTGTGAGCTTGCTTTAAACCATAAATTAGCTTCATTTGTTTCAAATAAGTTTGCGTATCAGCATCCATATCATCGCTAACCTTGGTCAGTCGAAACCTGATAACTTTTTTAAATTGCGTATCTTCATTAAGACCATCCAACATAGTGGTAAACCGTTCCCAACTGAGGCTATCTCGGTCTAAATCGATACCGTATTGTTGTTGGAACCCGGCTTTGATTAACGATTCGTCTTCATCAAAATCAAAAGACCGCTTACCAGACTTGAGCACCTTAGCTCGAACCCGATCGCGGTCATTATTGATTTTTGTATTAAATATTTCAGATAGTAACTGGCCCTTATCCTCAAAACGTAGCTTGCTCGTATCGTCCAATACCAGCGCTTTTAAGCTGACTTCTACACGCTCTGGTATAGTGAGGCCTTCATCCCGAATCGCTTTAAAATAGAGCAACACCATGCGAAATGAAAGGTCTAAACGATACTGATGTTTCTGAAATACGATGCTGTTAGTGTTTATCTCGGTAAAACTCATTGTTCATTCTTCCGCAATTCTGTAATGGACTGTAAGTACTTGTCGCGATAATCAGAAATATCCGTATGTTGTTCTACGTTAATCATGATTTGAGCGACAACCTTAGCAAACACCACCATGGAATCATTGCAAGTATGGTATAGTTCTTTGCCAGCATCCTTACCAAACATGCCATCAAGTAATTGATAAAAGCGTTCCTTAGCTTCAATCTTATATTTGTTCTGAATATCATCATACATTCGTAAATAGCGTCGTTGTAGGACTTGTTTCTTATGATCTAACGCCGTCATTGGTTCATTAATCATATCTTTTTCCAATTGAGCTTCTTTATCAGTTAACTCAACTGATCGATGATGCAGCTCCTGCTGTAATTTCACCTCAGCCATTTTAATGTCATTATATTGATCTGTAAAAACAGCAAATGATTTATCAGCAAAACTTGCCGTGTAATTCTTATCACCAATTTCAAACGTCATGCTGTCACTAGGAACCTCTAATTTAATTACATCACTCATGCTAGTACCTCCTAATATTTTTAGTGCTATGTATGGCGGATTACTCCGCCACTTGCCTACATACTTGTTACCACTGCACCATCAGTTGTAGGCATTGCATTGATACTTGATGGTGCTACTATTTTGACGTGCCATCTGGTAAATTAGCTTTGACATGCAAGATAAGCGCATTTTGACATGGTGTATCTGCTAAAGCAGCTTCCATATCAGCAGCTTGTGTTTTTGCAATTAAACCTGGAGCAGCGTTATACGTCATAGTAGTTTTGAAACTACCATTATCATCAGCGGCACCACCACCATCATCAATATCGGTAAAGGTTCCCATCCCTGTTTCAATCATGTTAGGGGTAAGTGATCCATCATCTTCCTGCAACCATTGTACTTTCCGGAACATTCGTTCACGTTGTGACCCAGTTTTTTGCTTCATGCCAGCAATGTCATCTTGCGCCGGGTTACCAATAGAACGATCACCAGAAATATCATACGATGACGTTACACCAGTAACTGTCTGTCGTTCTTGGCCACCACCATTGTAGTAGGCAGCAGACTTCTTCTTATCAGTATATTTAGGCGTTACAGTCGTAATCCCATCACCTAAATATAACCAGTTGATCGTCTTATCTGCCGCAGTTTTTCCTACCCAATATTCATCTAAATAGTTTTCTTGAATTGACCCCTGGACGTTTCTGTCGTTCGGGTCAGCTGTTGGTGTTGTAGTATCAGCCATTTTGCATTCCTCCTAAATTAAATAATTACTTGTACACTAAAAGCGCCTTGATAGACACCATACTTTTGAGCATCTTGACCATCGTCATCCTGAACAGTGGCTAGAAACTCCGGTGAGGTTGTCATCTTAGCGCTTATGAATTTGAAACTTCCATTCTCACTTTTGATTGATATCGGCGTTGCATTCTCCATGATGTCCATAATGGCACTGAGAGTGTTAATACAAACAATTCCGTGTGGATGTTTAGCAGTGATTGCAAATGCAAAACTACGGCGGCGGCGACCGTCATAATATCGCGTTGCCGGTCCAGCGGGTTGCAATGTATAACTCAGTGACATTCCAGGAGCATAGTCATTGCCAAGTGTTAACGTATCAAATAGCTTAACGTTAGCACTAATATAATTAGCAACCCGAACATCCAGATCAAGGTCAACTTGACTCACTACGTCGCCCCCAATCCGTGTGCCACGAGCGCTGCCCAATTGTGACCATTAACCAAATAGGCTTTATCAACCCAACCCTTTTGCGCTAACGCATGCTTAGTGTGGTTATAATTCAAAGGCCGATCCGTCACTACTTTGTGATAACCTCTCCGTTGGCCTATTGTATCTGGTGCTTTCACCATTACTTTACCACCGTACATATAGGCCGCATACGGCTCTGTCCAAACAATAGTAACGCCAGTACCGGTTTGAATCCTCGATACATGTTTGGCTAAATGACTACTTAAGAATGGTACATACTGATCAGAATCACGCACAATCACATCTGCTAGTCGGTTTGTCAGCACATTAAGATTATTCAAACGTGTAACCAATGGTGACAAGTCTACTTTGTTAGTCATTGCAGCACCCCTTCCCAATGATGAACATGCGTGCCAAAATCATAAATGGGATCAAGACTCTTCACAACTAATGATTGTTGGGTACTCTGTACCTGAATCTTGTCATTCAGTCTAGGTAACTTGTTTAGTGGCGCCGAGTTAGCCGAATCAATAATTAATGTATAAGCGCCAGTAACGACCTGTGTACTAGTATTATTACCAACAGATTGAACTGACACTGAAGTTGTGGGTTCAACTCGTACATGCCTAATCATATAGTCATCAGATCCATTGCTATCTGAGCTGGTAGTCCATGAATCCTGTTTGGCTTTATTAGCGTCGTAGGGCGTCACTTTGACGGCATTATCTAACAACTCGATGGGAATTGGATCAATAATATCATCCATTTAATGCACCCCACGATACAATAGGCCAGTTGGTCGTAAGTAGTTGATTGCCGCATTTGAGCGCTGTGCCGTACCACGTGGCAGCGTTGCTGGCGCTGACTTCTCATAACTAAATTTGCCTATCGTTACATGACTAATCCCTTTAGCCGATTGTTTAGCGTTAGCTAGCTCTTCAACCCCACCAGAATCAATAAACCATTCAATCTGAGCGCAGACAGCCTTCTTCACGTTAATTCGGTCAGCATCAAGTGGCAAATCATCAAGATTATGCGAATCGAAATAATAATTTGCGTATTGATTGACCATCTCTTCGGCTCGCATTTCCAAACGTTCAAAATTAATATTTACTGGTACTTGCTCGCCAAAATAAGTGTAAGCGTAAAAATCTTGATCTACTATCGGCATCTAATCACCTCTAACCAGCAGTTACATTGGCACCATCAGTGGTTGCTGCAGCTTTAACATTTTGTGGATCAGCGGGCTTGGCAGCAAGAACCGTAAATCCCGGAACATCTAACTTGTCACTCGTTTGACTACCGTCCACATAGGCAACCTGATAGTCACCAGTAGCGACAACTGTGCCAGCTGCTAAGCCAGTAATTGCCACACTGGTTGCATCACCAGTCGCAATTGCCGTTTCATTGCCCTTTTGATAAGCCTTCAACACTTTAGCCATTCTACATTCCTCCTAAATTTAATTGCCTACTTTGCTGTGATCTTCGCACCGTCATTAGTAGGCATTGCTTTGACATTAGACGGCGACATTATTTTGACGGCGTATCAGATGCCACAGCTTTACCCTTATTGGACTTTTTAACCGTAGCATCCTTAGTACTGGTTACGTTTTGGTTAATAACAGTACCACCTTCGACATCAAATGGATTAATGACTAACAACTTAGTGTCATCATAGATTGCAACACCATAATGTTCATCGGCATTAAACTTAGTGATCTTATGATCCATATCGCGACCCTTTTCAGAGAGAACATTTCGCTTCATGTAAGTACGCATTGCACCCGGCTTAACTGCCAAGGCGGAGCCTTCTTTGATTTTACGTGACCGCACAATTTGCCATCCAAGTAACTCACCAAATGTGCCATTAATCAAGATGTTGTCACCTAAATCAGTTGCTCGCGTCCAGTTCTCAGCGGCAGCCTTACGTAGTTTATTGACATCTTTAGGATTCATAAACAATACGCCGGTGGTCGGTGAATCATCTTCTACCGCGTATTCACTCGTATCATCATTAAATGCAGCTTCAATTGCATCGACCATATCCAAAGACGTAACATCAACGCCAGTACTTAGCGTAAGTCGTGCTTTCATTGCAGTAGCCAAGATATCATTGTCAATCTTAGATGCAATTGCCATCGTAATTTGTCGCTGACCTTCGCCTACTGGATCTCCGTATCCGGATAGAGCGGCTTCGTCAGTAATCTTGACACCTTTACCTGCTTTCTTAATCGTGAACATGTCGGTATCTGTTGAAAGACTGGCATAATCAATAGCGCCACCTTCATCGATATCCGTCGCATCTCCGATATACTTGTATCGAGGTACAGTTACATCAGTACCTGGTCGACCTTCAAGTGTGGTGTCAACAGGTGCAATAGCACTAAACCGAATTGCCTTAGGTAATTTAGCACTAATCATCGCAGTCATAACTTGTGGATCAATCAGGTTATCTAATACAGTTGTTTCATCTGCCATGTGTTATTTCCTCCTAATTATTTGTTAGTTTTTTAACAGCTTGCTTGTAAACATCAGGGTGCTCTAGTTTCAGTTTTGCAGCTTCACCATAGCTAATCTTTGACAAATCAGGTACCGCAATAGTACCTTGACCACCGCTAAGATTCTGACCAGCAACGGCTGTTCCTTGTGCGACTTCTGCACCTTTAAACGATGGGTTTCGCGCTAAAACGCCCGTCAATGCTTCATCAATTGTTTTAACGCCGTTAGCTTTATTCGCCAAATCGGCCTTAGCGAGTGCCAACGCGTCACCTAAATGGTCAGCGTCAACCCCCTGCTTAAGTGCAGCTACTTGTGCTTCTGCATTTTCAGCACGACTGGTTTCCTTTGCTAATTTACTGGTTGCCTTGTCTAGCTCACCAGATTTCGCTTCTAACTCACTCTGATTAGCCGCCACATCCTTATTATGTTGTTCAACAACCCCTTTCAAGTCATCTTCATTATCGAATCCAAGCGATTTCAATAATTCGGTACGTGCGTCTGCAGCCACCTGCTCTGTATCAATTGGCGTAGGAGTCGGTACTGGATCAGTAGTCGGCACTGGTTCAGGTGTTGGAACTGGATTATCTTCTGCCATATTTATTGCTCCTCTCTAAATTAAGGTATAAAAAATAAGCCTTTTAACGCCATGCTAAGGGCACTACTGTTTTTCTCGATTGTATTGACGTATTAGTCCATGCTTGTTAACAAACTGACGAGTAACTGACTGACGACGTCTCACTAATTCTTGTGCAGCCGTAATATCACTTTGATCACCAAGCTTTTTAGCTGCTATCAATTTACGCTTAGCTTTTCGTACCTCACGTTCAAGTCGTCGCTGAGTTTGTTCTAATTGATACCTAGCAGCATTGTCATCATCTGACTGCTGTGGCACTGGCATTGAACCGTAGCCTTCGATATATGGAATCGTATAATGTCGGCAATTAATGCCCCCAATGCCAGTAATCGTACCGTATCCCGTTGTTGATTCGAAATCTGGATACTTGTCTGTATTACCGTCCAAAGAATAAACATGGTCTTGATACTGTAAGTGGCTTGGCCGGCATCCCATGTGAGAACTAACTTTAACTAACGAACCATACTGGCGATACCTAAGTAACTCTGTATCATTCGTAGCACTATTAATACTTGAGTTAACCACTGTCCGCACATAGACATCTGGTGACCATTTTCGACCAGCCTTATCAACGAGTGCGGGTACACCTTGTTCTGCCCATTGCTCACTAGCTTTAGCTATTGCTTTGATGGCAGTTGTACCACTATCAATTGACCGCTTTGCATCACCAACAATTCCCCTAAACATCTGATACGCATTAGCGCTCATATTACGTCTAGCAAGGTTCAGATAATTATCCGTCTCTGTTAACTGGTCATCAACAACTTGCTTAAACTGTTGCGAATCCTTGATCGAATCCACTTGCTTTCCAGTAACCTTTTTAAGCCACTTTTCAGCTTGTTTGACATTATCTTGACTAATTGTACTAAGTCTTGTGTGCAATTGCTTAGACGCATGCTGTGTAGGTGAGACAGTTATTTTAGCAGCATATTGTCTAACATCATCTGTGTGATTAAGTAATTCGTTTATCCATTCATTATCGGTATCATCATGTTTAGATACTTCATTTCCTATCATGTTGACAATGAAAGACCAAATCAAATCTTCAACATTAGCATAGTTGTTAGCATCTTCATCCGAATAGTCTGATAAATCCCATGGTTTAAGCATCACCCTCACCATCTTTACCATTACCACCGACAACATCTTCAATTGCACCTTCAGCATTCGCTGTTTCTGCATTGATTTGGTCAAGAACCTGTTGAGCTTCAACATCAGTAATTCCATTGGCACGTTTAATTGCTTCTAGTTGTGTCATGACGGGGTGATTACCATTCGCCTTCATGTAATAATTCAAATTGTCATTCCGGTCTTTAGCAATCGAATCATCAAAGTTAACAGAGATATCAATATCTGTTTGACCTGAATATTGAACATTTGAATCATTTTTAGCCAGTTCCACAATAATCTGACAAATATGTTCAATTGCTTCTCCAATCAACGTTTCGTGACTGTTTTTGGATTGATACGTATCACTATTCTCACTAATTACCGCTGTCGCTGTGATAACACCCTGTTTGCTGTCAAACGTAAACATATCTGCGCTGAAACCAATTTGTGAAGAGTAGAAATGCAACAAATCATTGATGCCAGCCACAATTGCTTCATTTCGCAGTCCTAATGTAATATCAGTCGGTTTCACTGACTCACCATCACCGCCACTCATTGTCGTGTTGTATGCCATGTAGACATCTTCACTCCAATCAACATAATACCGTGTTTTACCGGTTTGTGGGTCAACTTCACGTTTCAATTGATTTGCTGGTGCGGCAATACGCCGTTTCCCTTTGACAAATTCTTGGAATAACAAGTCATAGGCTTCATCTAACTGGCGCAATGTGTCTATAGCGTTAGCGTAGATAGGAATGCCCAATGGACTGTCAATGTGCAAGTTATTAGCTAAATTTGGCTTTAAATAGATAAACGTCGGCCGTGAATAAAGCTTTTTGGAATACCTAGTCGGCTGTGGTGACATGTTTTTGAATGCATCCGGCAAGTTACTCCAATCATCAATTTTCACACCCAAGTCATCATTGCTATTGGTCGTACTCTTGTAGATCTCGTTAGTCACGACATAGTCTGTATCGGTTTCTTCATGCCATTCCAATAACGTATAGTAATGACTGTCACTCATGAACTTGGAGGCAATGACAGCTTCACTGACACCATTAGCATCTGACGTGATTGGATAGAATGCATCAGCGGTAGCAAATCGAATCTTAACTTTACCACGATCAGTGTACAATCGGATAACAATGCCACCAGTCGCGAACATATATTCTAAGTAACGTTCAAAATTGTTATAAAAATGATTGTCCTTCAAGGTTTGCTGTACGAACTGATTCTCAATCGTTTGATAATCATCTGGCGATGAAGGAGCATCAGGATTCTTCGCGTTCTTTGGGCTAACAGTAATAACAGCCTTTTGATTGAATACCAAACTTGCCATCTTCTTGGCGGCAACTTGTCCCATGTTTAATGACATTTTCTGACGATCTAAATAAGAATCGTCGGGTAACTTTTTGTGTATTTTCAACCATTCCGGTGTTGACTGATAAATGCTAAACCACTTAGCAATCAATCCATACTGGTCATCATCCGCCATTACCTTCTTATGGTCAGTTACGCTTTGCAACTCAGTAGCTAATCCCATTTTGACTAACACCCCCTTTATCCAATCATGTATTCTGTTAAACAAGGCTAGTAACCTCCCTTGTATTTCTTCGTAAAGTAATTAGCAGCGTACCGGCACTCGTCCATTGCATGGTTATTAGCATCGACCGGCTTACCGGTTGTTTCATCACGTACATACATACCAAGTTCTTTAACAAAGTGATAATTATCATAGCTCTGATTTGCTAGTCCACTATCCGGCGTATCAACCAAGACAAACTGACCATCTGCAATCAATGATTGTTGCCTTTGAATACCGACTTCAATTCCTTTAGAGTTACCAACGTGATCATGCCCGTTGTTATCCGCCTTACCAGCTTCAACGCCAACCTTAATTAGCTCTTGTCGTAATGCCAATGAAGCGGGATCCACTAACACCATCGAGTAGTGCAGTTGGTATGTGTTAACACACCACAAAATAAATCTTCTTAATTCTGTGGCATACGTGCTCATCGCCTTTGTTTGTCCTGTCTCCGTGCCACTGTGATAATAATTAGCAACGCGATTTAGAACAAACTTAAAACGCCCATCAGGTTGACGGACGCGGGTAACAATATTGCAACTCATTGTTGTGGCATCATCTTGACCGGCATCACCCGTAAAGTACATCTCAACCGGTTGTCCAATCAAAGTATGGTTAGTCATACTATCTTGGTCAAACTGGTCATAGATAATCCCTTGTGGCATAACTCTTAATCCTAACCAGTCGCGCTTATACAGATATGGATTCTTCTTAAGCTGTGCCTCCATTTCAGCCAAGCGCTTGGTTGTCATCACTGGGTTATCAGACATACGCCAATGCAGCCAATGCGCATCACGTTCATCAAAGAACTTAATAATCGGGTCTTGTGGTGCTGGCGGGTTAAGGTCAGCAAGATGATAACGATACTTAGCTGCGGCCGTCCGCCGAAAGGTTTCGTCAAGGAACTCGCGGTTTAACAAGTTGATTTCAGAATACGCGACTGAACCCAATGACATTCCACGAATAGCGTTAGCACTGTTTGACTTGGCCCCACCTTTGAAATAAATCTTCTTTTTCCCACTAGGCAGGTCTAAAGCTAAATGGTCGCCACCACGATCACGTCTCAAATGACTAGCACCATCAAATATATAGGCTAGTCCCATGCCATCGCCTTCGATAAACAGATTATAAGCAAGCTCCTGGTTATAAGCGCTAACTAAATGGTTCTCGTCCGTTGTTGCCAAATAAAATAGCGCTAACCGGGCATCATCCGCCGCGGTCTTACCCGCACGAATTGAGCCTTCATTAACATCAAACAGGTGGTCGAATGGAGAAAAGATAAACGTCGCCTGTTTCTTACCATAGCTAATCTTCTCTATCGGTGTTTGCATCGTTTTCTTCCTCCTTAGGCACCAGTTGCACTGCACCCTTCGTTAAAGCCTTAAGCAATGGATTGACATGACCGACTCCTTCAAGTTCATTAGCCTTATGCTCAACAATGCGAGCATCCGCGTTAGCTTTCCTGATTTGCGCCTTTCGTAATTCATCGTTACCGTCTGCCGAGCCAAATCCAGCCATGGTTAGAATCGTTGTATTTGCTTGTAAGCGTACCATCTCAGACTTGGCATTCAAGGATAGCTGGTGTAACTGTTTGACTGCATCCGGCACATACCCATCCAATGCGATATGGCGGTATTCTTGCTGAGCTTTGATAAAGGTTTGGTTCTTCTTCCAATTGGCAAGTGTCTGTCGTGAACGGTTTACCGTTTTGGCAATTTCTTCATCCGTTAACTCATCTTCAAACAGCATGATAACAGCCTTTTTCCGCCGTTCATCAAGGCTTTGAAAAGCACCATTTTGTAAACTTTTGTATACTGTCATTACATACCACCACACCTCCGTTTTTAAACCAGTCGAAATCGACGGGTTTGGAATTAATCTAGCTCAATTGCTTAATTCGTTTTGACAAACAATAGCAACGTTTAAATAAATTAATTTGAATCCATGATTCAACGTAAGAATGATTATTCTCGTCGTATTTCGTTATATAATGATGTACCATTTGCTCAATTTCCTTTCTTTTCCGAATTAAATCCATCGCCCTGTGAAGCTCGATATACCGCTTTAGTTTTATTTTCCAAATAGAAAGCGCCATGCTGTTTAGCACGACGCTTCTTGTCCTTGTACCACTTATCTATCCGGGCATCAGCCTGCACCCATTCAGGCGGCTCGTACCCATATTTGCTGTGAATCATTACTGCCATGACGTCACTCCTAAATTTAATACCTTACAAAATAACCGCACGAAAGATATTGCTAAGCAAATCACTTTATTCTCGTTTATTCTTACCAGTATTGTAACCAAGTTGAAACAACCCGATTGACAATCCCAGTATTCCTATTATCAAGCTAAATATAAAAATCATTTTAGTCACCTGGCCCTCCATACTCGTCGATTATATTTTTATCTTCTTTTTCTAACGCTTTTCTTTGTTTCTCGTATCCATGTTCATACAAATCTCCTCCTTTTTTTACAGTATGTTCATCTTCTAAAATCACGTTTCTAGTTAATACTAGCTCTCTTAGAAAAGTTTCTTGTATTTCGGAGTTGAAATACAATTGTCCATCAATATAACCCTTAAATTTCGAGTTCTTTTTTGAAATATCCTCTATTTGATTCAAGGAACTATTTATACGATAAATAACATTGGACAAATCAGCACGATAGACTTGATAATTCATCGACTCAGATTTTGGTAAGTTTGTTATTTGAACATCTTTTATAATCGATAAATTCTGATTTAAACTATCAGTTTGATAAGCCAGTTGTTCTTTTGATAAAGGAACATTCTTAGCATAGCTAACTTTATAAATCAGCAAATCAATATCATATACAGCCAGCTTAGTTGAGTTTTTAATCACTTGCCGTGTGTTGTTTCTATATACCTGAGTAGCATTATGTTGCTGCCACCATCCTAATGCTGATATGGCCAGAGCAAATATAGAAATTGCTGTGGTCAATAGTGGGTTCCAATTTTTTCTTATCCATACCATACTAATTCCTCCAAACTAATCTAACTATACAAAAACTCCCGCCAATAAGCGAGAGCAGTTTGAAGGATTACTGAGAATACCTGAGGGAGCTAAAGCCCCCCTTTCGGCATCTATATACAATACCACAGCGCACCTGTTCCTGCAGGCAATCTGGTGGCCAGTTTAATTGCGCCGATTATATCGCTGGTAGGACTCGAACCTACATCCCATTGTGGCTTGCCAATTAGCCCACGGCGATACTCGCATTTAACGGCCGACATTAAACACGAAGACTAATGCCGGCGGCAGAGAGGAGCGCATCACCCCTTATAAATCCGCCGGCTACACAGATAGCTGGATTTGAACCAACATAGACGGTTTTGGAGACCGCCATCTTGCCAATTAGATAATATCTGCTTAATAGACGGGCCATCATATCAACTTAATCAAGGAGGCAATACAAACTGTACATCTGCGCCCGTCTAACGTAGCCTGCTGGGCTCGAACCAGCGACAACCTGATTAACAGTCAGGCGCTCTACCAACTGAGCTAAGGCCACAATAATAATCAATTAGAGCTATCAGAAAAACGTTTATTTGTCGCCCTAACCAATTATCAATAATACTAATTTACCACCAATTTATTGCTATGAAGTCCGGCTTGGGTTCGGAAAAAGTTCGGTTAAAGTCCGGTTTGAGTTCGGTTTTGGTAAATATTCAGGTCTTCTAGGTAATAGCTCTGCGCGAACTGTAGCATTGCCAAGGGCTTCCAGCGGTCAAAATACTGAGTCTTGCTGTAACCAATATCCATGTAGCACATCGTATCACTGTATCCTTGCAAATATAGCCGATCTAATATCTCCTGGCACTCATGATCACAGCGAGCCATGGCCTGAATAGTCTGTCGGACAATCTGTTCAGCATATAGGCGGCGTGTAATCCGATCCTCGGCCGAGTTACCAGCTGGGGCCGACTTAGGCATGCCATCCATGCTAGGCGATTTAAGATCAGCGACCGAATGGCCGGACGCCCGAACTGCTTGCGGTAACTTCTTATCCAAGAACCGCCGCACCTGTTTAATTGTTTTCTCCTGGTCAATTGGTGGAAAAATTTCATCTGAAATAACTTGCTGTTCGCCCATCATGCGCCCCTCCGCTTTCGTATGCTATAATTAATTTTGTAGGAATCAATCGTAGCGTTGCCAGCAATGGCGGCGCTTTTTTATTTAACCAATCGAAGTATCAGCATTGCCTACGATATGAAATGCTCGATCTGGGTATACATCTAGCCAGTCACCAATGCCTGCATACCTGTTTTCAACAGCGAGTCCACTGACGCCCGCTTGATTAGTAGTGTCAATCACCAGAACAACTTCACCATTATTCACGTTAACCAACACATCATGTTTCTTAATTAAAGTACCTTCATCATCAATTCGTGGTTCAATTTCTTTTGTCATTGTTCATCCTCCTATAAAATAAGAATTTTATTTAAACTCTCCCAGGATTTGGGGTATCAGCGAACACCAACTCCGCAATGTCAGCAATGAAGTCCTGGCCAATTTGTGCCTGTTGCTCAGTTGTCAGTGCCGCGTTCATTTCCAGGTTGGCAACTGTGGCTTTCATTTGGATTGCTTTGGCGTATTCGGTATCAGTCAGTCGTCTTCCTCCTAAGTCATAGACATAAAACAGTCATTAGGAATGTCATCAATTGATGACATTTTACGTTGCTTATAACAGTGAGTTTCCAAAACGTCTTTGTCAGTAAGTTCAGTTCCACGCGACCATAGCGGCCGATTATTACCGTCATACCAGAATAAATCGTTTCTAAGCTCTCTGCTTTTATCTATTGGTACCAGCAAGACAATCTCAACATCTCCGCTGTCATTAAACCAGTGGTTCGCTACTTTTAAAGTTTTCATTCTTCACCCTCCATTGATTCTGCCATCGCCATTATCAGCGGGTAATCTTCCCACGCTACTTCTGACTCGTCTGCGTAACTCATCGCCTCACAGGCCGCTTGTATAGCCCACGCTGGTATTTCACTGTCCATGTCCGTCCTCCGTAATTGCTTCAACTTCCACTCTTGGGTTCTGCTTATCAACCGCAAATTCATCTTGAAAACCGGTTATATGCTTGCGGTTGTCATTGCCTAGGAGCCCAGCTTTCATAAATCCGTCCAGCACAAACTTTTTAGCAAACGCGATATTATCAGCATCTTTTCGGTTGTTTTTCGTGTACCACGTAAATTTAAGCTTGCAAGGCCATGTAAACTCGACCCCTGAATTATAGCTGGCTCTGGCGTACACGCTGCACAGGGCTGTATATCGCTTCTTGAGGCTAGCTGCTGCGTATCTGTTTGCACGCTCAGCCCTGATATACTCGTTTAAGCTAGGTAGTTCGCCCTTGATCACGACTTTGCTCATACTTTCGGCACCCGGCTAATGTAATAGCCATTAACGATCCCGTTAGACATACTGGCCTGTCTAATCGAAAACTCTGGAGCATCAATCTTCTCGCATAATCGTGCCAGTGTTTGATAGGCGATCACTTCATCATGATTGTTATACTTCTCAGCACGCCAGTAATCGTTAGTCAGTGGCAGGCTGTATTTGTGGACTAAATCCTTTACCCGATTTAATTCCATTGCCGTACTATCAGCTAGTTCTCTAAGCGTATGTTTGCCATGCTTATGTGCTTGCCGAATGGCTCTGACATCCTCACGTTCGCCCTGCTTCGAGTCTATTTTCATACTGGCTAGATAGGCCGCATCACTGCTTACCTTAGTTCCAGGCTTCACCAGTCTAACCGGAAACGGCCATTCACCAGATTTGTAGTTATGTTGCGCGAGCTTAAACATTTCTGGTTCTGGCCCTATTGCTAGTGGGTGATCGATATCGGGTCTGTCAGCATTAATTACTAGCACCTGTGTTTCAGTCATGCGCTCACCCCTCTTTGACCATTGACTTCGATTTCAAAAATTTATTAGCAAAATACTGCTGCCCCTTGCCTGTAATTAGGGGCGTAAAGCGTGTCTTTGAACCATGGTTAGTGGTGATCACGGTTTCTCTCACTTCCATGATTCCCAGCTCCATCGCTCGTTGGGTCGGTGAGTTGTAACGTTTCCCCATCGCTATTAGGTAGCCATGAGTTCTTAGCCAATCGAACAAGCGGTTTTGACCAGTCTTAATACCGCGCTGGCGTAACACCTTAGCAAAATTACCAACGCTGATAGAATCATCTGAGCCCGAAACTGCTTGGCCTAATCTAGCTGGCCCTTGCAACTGTTCATTCTCCAGTTTCAGCTGCTCGTTTTCCCTCATCAGAAACCCATATCCGCGTTTGACAACCTCCATAGGGCTATTCCATCGTCTTTCAACAGCTAGGAAATAGTTACGATAACGGCTACCATTTTGGTTTCTAACCATCATTGCTAATTGCTTAGCCATGTCAAGCGTAATAACATAATCGTCAATTTCCCGTACGGCCCCATTGTTGACAACCGTACTTGATGTACACTTGTCAAAATCGACCCCTTCATCAAACAAAGAAAAATTATTTTCGACCCAACGACTAAAGCGTTGTGCAATTTGAAGCCCTTTATATAGATCCCGGGCAGACACTAACTGCCGTCCATCTTTTTCAGTGATTTTAATCAATTCATTCATGCGCTCGCCTCTTTTACTTGTCATAGGCTAACTTCCTTTCAAGCTCTTGTTCGTAATGAGCGTGTATCTCATTCGTGCAGTTAGGGCACGGCTGTACAACCCAGACACCTTTCATAATCTCAACATGTACAATTTTTGTTCCGTTACATTCACACATTAGAACGATACCTCCCGTTTGTCTGGGGTCGCCGCCGTAAAGCTGATGACGTGCCCATTGATGCCACGATATAGACGCGAAATGATTTTTGGATTATAAACGCTAGCCAAGTCGGCACTGCCTAAGTTGGTCGTGATAATGGTTCGTTGGCGGTTGTTCACGATACCAAACAACACATTTTGCACGTAATCGCTAGCTTCCTTTCGGTTCTTGCTTTGATGGCTTTGGAACGTCGCTTCTGAGCCTAAGTCGTCAAGTACAAGCAAGTCTGCATCACTTAGTAGCTGAACCATGTTCTGCTCGTTATATCGGCTGTCAGGATGGCCGAAACTGCTTTTGATTAACCGGAACAATTCATTTACGCTAACGAATAGACAGGCCATAGATTTATCTGCGTGATCATTTACCGCTTTAGCAATTGATAAGGCCAAATGTGACTTACCGCGCCCCGGCAGACCCGTCAATATCGTGTTGTACGTAGTTTTCGGGTTTAAATACTCGCCAGCAATCTTCCGTGCCAGCTTTAGGTTATTCGCTGACTCCGAACTGTTCGGGCGGAAATTATCAAAGTTGGCATCCATCAGGGTCGGATCATCGAATATCGAGTCCATGGCCAACACGTCAGAGGTTCGGCGCTTATGCCAGTAATCATTGGCATGATCAATAATCTTGTGGTTTTGCTGTTCAATTTTTTCTTTGGTACAAACCATGCAGAATGGCTGGTGTCCCTGCATGTAAACCATATTCACCCCATGCCGTGGGCAAACTTGGTCACTGGTCTTTAACCGTTGTAGCTCAGGAAAGCTAATCCCTTGCGCACTCTTAGAAGTCGTTTCTGACATACGTTTGTGCCTCCCTTGATGCCTGACCATCGCTAGTCGCAGCTGGTTGAACGGACGGTGTCATGTCGTAATTGCTTAACCAACCGCCATTATCCAACCAGTTCGCTAGCTGCTGAACGTACTGTCCCTGTATCCCCTTAACTTCCAAGTACCGCTTATAATTGCCGATACCCTGAATGATTTGGCTCTTAGTGGCTTTACCAGCGGGGTTGGCACCAGTAACGGTAGCCCGATAATAAGCATTCCATGCGTCGCCAAACTTTTCTTGGCGTGGGTAAATCGCCCACACTTCGTTCTGGAAGTCTTCACGAATACGAATACGAGGATCTATATTTTTTTTGTCAGTATCAGTCAAGTTAAGGTCGGTACTAGTAAGTTCTTTATGTTCTACTGGTTGACCTCCACCTTGCCCAACCAGTTGGCCTACTTCATCTAAACCAGTTGGCCTACTTTTATGACTTGTAGTTTGGTTACTGGTTGGGTAACCAGCTGACCTACTATATAAATTAATAATGCGATATTCAGGTGGTTTCACATTTTTCTTGCCTCTAACGTATTTAATTAGTCCTAGTTGCACTAATGAGTTGCGTGCTTTATCGAGGCCGGGTTCGGATAGTCCTGTCAGACTGAGTAATGCCGAATTTTTCATGCGAAACTGAACGTCCAACTTGCCTTCGTCGTTCGCATAGTCTAGTAACTCGCGATACAGATTATTTTGGCCGTTAGAGACACTCGCTTCATACATCTTAAAATTACGGTACGCTCGTCGTTGTTTGAAGTAATCCAAATTCGTCCCTCCTTTACTAATGGGCCTTTCACCCGTTCGGTGGATTCAGTCACTGCTGCATTCAAGCCAATTCTGTTTATTCAATCTATGAGTAAGTCGTCTGCACTAACGACACTATCTAACTTCTTAGTGCTACGACAATAAGCGCAATGCCCGCATTGGATAGGGTCCGCTTCACCTTTAATGACATCTTGAATATGCTGTTGAGATTCCAATACCTGGTTCATAGCATTAGTAAGTCGGTACTCCGGTAAATCAATAGCCTGCTTGTCTGGTGGATCCTGTTTGCTTACTGCCACGATGTACGGTTTACACATCACACCGAATTGCTGCTTAATCAACTCTTGATAGACTGCCATCTGAAGTGGGTAGTTATACGCATATACAAACGGTTCTTTCTCACGAGTTTCTGGATTCCAATACGACTTGTATATGTCAGCGGTCGTCTTTAGATCCACGAAGTAACCTTGTTTCAAATTGAGGCAATCAATCTTTCCCTTCCAGGGATAACCATCGATTTTACCAGTTACAATCACTTCCTTATCGCCTTGATAAAGAAGATTAAAATCATGGTCGTCAGATAAGGCTTCAATCATGGATTCAGCAATTTTGAAGTCCTTTTTGAGCTGGCCTTTGCTGGGACCCCGGCTTGAAATTGCCTCTGGATGTTCATCAACAAACTTGGCATGAGCTTTCTCGCTTTCGAAGTAGCTGTGAAGCCAATTTCCAACGACTAGCGCCGTTGAGTTCATAACTGGCTCCCATTTACCCTGCAACTCGGCTAACGCTTCTGCTTCACATGCTAGAAACCGTTTAAACACCGTTGGCGACATGTAGGCCCGGTCAGTCCAGTTCTCATAATAGTTATTCGGCGTCAGCTTCTGATCCAACATCATTGAGGTTGTCGAAGAGATTTTGCTGGTCGACTTCGTCTTTGACAGATTCTTGATCATTGCTTGATGCCTCCTTTACAGCCGTTCTAACGGGTTCTTTAGCTGGTTCGACAGATTCTACCTTCTCGGCTTTATTCTCTGCTACGTCAGCCACCAATGACCTTTTAGCCGGTGTTACGTCCTTCGGATTATCATTTTCGTACTCGGAACTCGTCGTGTCGTTAACTGCTTGCACGAACAAATCGTTGTCGCTTGAACTGTTAATGTAGAACTTTGCAGCTCGATTAATTACAGTCCGTTTAGCCATCTCTTCTGGGAACTCGTTTTGGACCTTCTTCGTCTTAGCGTGGCTCCAACTGGTGTCGATGTCTTTTTTAGTCATAACCGTGTATGTCCGGTTCCCGTTGATGTCTTCGATCCATGCAAAGGCCCCGATAATTGGCTTATCTAGGTTCTCAAAGCTGGGCTCGAACTCTTTAACCACCAACACTCCATCTTTACCACCAATCTTGAACGTGTCGTCTTTGTGGACGACCTGTGCCTGAATATCCTTAACGTTTGAAAGACGCTTTACAACGCTAATTGAGCCAAAATAGGAACGCTGCATGACTAACTGGTTGCCATAAGGAATGAAATAGCATTGGTTTTTAGCTGGGCTCAATCCTTGAATTGCCATGTTCATCAATGCCTTGATAACTGATCCTTGGTCACACTTATCAAGTAATGGTTGGCCCTTAGACGTATCACTCAAAATCAAGTAAGCACTGTTTAATGCATTTCCTACTGAATAGTCAGGTGGTAATGACAAGCCTTCATTATTCTTCATATCCTCAATATTGTTATTAACCATCGTAACTAACTCATTACTCATGCTTATTCCTCCTCTGACACCCAGTGATAGCCTAGGCGCTCCATCATGGTAGCTGTATCGACATGTACCAGTAACTCGTCCCACATTCTGGCTTCACCAAATACATCAATTAGCCATTGCCAATTCGTTTCAGTGCCTTCATCCGGATAAGGAATGTCAACATTCGTTGACCCGAAAGTGACGATACATAACCCGCTTAGCATATTGGCTTGCATATCAGTAGCCCACCGTTTAAAGCTATTGTTATCAATGTAATCTTGGAACAGTTGTGCTTTATCAAATTCGTCAGCGTCGTAGCAAAAGTCATCAGCATCTTCGATATGATCACGTTCATCGTTCTCAAATTGCCAGTAATTTGTGTGTAAGATTGGTAATGGCTCATCAGGGCCGCGCAACTTCATGCGGTCCTCACTTGCGTTAAGCGTGTCTAGCTGTTCTTGCAACATCATTTTGCCCACCTCCGCGCTAAACGTTGTCTTAGTGACTGTTTCGGAGTACAATATAACTCGAAAATAAATTTATTAAGCGTCTTTGCTGCGCGGGTACTTCCGATACTCGAGCAGCTTTTTTCGTACTCAAATTTAGGCTTTGGCGATACTTTGCGTACTTCCAATTCGTTCAACCTCCTTAAACGTGTTAAAAAGATTATTCAATTCTTCAATTGTGATTTGCTTGTAAAGCACATTTCCAATCCTGAACGTGAACTTCATCGTCTTCATCTCCTTAAATTCCAAACCAACTAGCAACTTCATGACGTTTGAACCACAATGCAGTTAACGCGCAGCCTACTAATGCTCCTTCAATCATTGCTATTTCCTCCTAGCCATTTTCTTGATTGACTTTATCGATTACTTCCTGCAATTTATCCATTGGAATACCGGCATACTCAGCTTTCTTAGCTAAATCAGTTATCTCGGCGCTAATCTCTTCCGCGTATTCACGTGGGTAGCGCTCAATAACTAATTGCTGTGCTGGTGTTCGGTCTCTCGGCTTGACTGCAATAGCTTCTTCGAACTCCGTCTCAAGCTTCTCTCGCTGACTTTGCTCCTCTCTCTGCTTCATCAGGGCTGAAAACATGTCGCCTTGTAACCGATGATCATTTTGGAATGAAAGCACTCCAAAATTTTCTCGCGCACCAGAATATTTAAGCCAAAAATCGTTAATTTTATTTGCTAACGACTTCCGAATTTGTGGATCAGTGTTCCTTGACCCGTTTTTCAATCGTGACAACTGCCCGGGAGAAATATGCGTCCCATCGGCAACTTGCTGCTGTGTTGATTCTTTATGCCTGTCCAATGCTAATGACAATTGCTCTGCAAACTTGTTCTTCATACCTACACCTCTGTATTTTGGAAAGGGCTTCATATGGCCTTTCCGTGTAATTCACTTATAATTTAGTTAGTCGGGATGGCTTAATAGATAATCCATCATCTCAGCTGCTGGAATCTGCCAGCCGTTATGGGTATTCACATAATCAATGAAGCCACCCTGTTCAACATCCAAATCATGGCGATGCTTGATTAAGTATCGCGAAGCTCGTTCGGTTGACTTGGTTCCGTATTTATACTTGGCCAAATCTTTAAGCTTCCAAGTACGAATACCACGTTGTGCTTGCTTCCAGGCTTGGAACCTCTCGTATTCTTCTTCGCTAATGAATTGGAAACCCTTTGGAGCCTCATACAAAATCAATATCGTATCTGACATGTTCGCACCTCCTAATATGAAACTGACATAAGTTGGCTAGTTTGCTCGTTATACTCGGCCGTTACTGCTCGAAATTCAGCATCTAGTGCTTTATCGCTTAATGCCTCAAACATTACTCTTGGTGTTTCTGGCTTAACCTTTGCTAGTGCATTAATTAATGTAGTTCGTGATAAATGTGTCATTTTGCTGCCTCCGTTCTTTGAAAAGTTAATAGTTTTGTTCGCTCCTTATGCGATAATTATCATAAGGAGGTGATAATTATGGCTATTATGACAATCGCGAAACTTCATTGTTATCAGTGTAATCACGATTTTCCATTAAACATGTATCAACCAATCACAAAAATCAGCTGTCCGTACTGTGATACAGACGTTGATGAATCAATGATTGAACCTATTCGCGATGCTTGGGCACAAGTTTCCGGCTTAAACCAAGCATTCCACAAACATGAAATGGAATCAGAAGAACCACGTTTTAGTCTCAATATTCATGATGAAGAAGTTCATCTTGGAATTGATGATATTGACAATGGAACTGAATAATTGATTCTAGTTGCCGAGGGTGCATATTAAATTGCTCCTCGACTTTTTGTACAGCAGCAAGAACACTATCTAAATCATTTGGGTACGCTACCTCTCGTGCGAACTTGCAAGCTTCTGCATACTTATTTATTGAGGAACCTTTATATTTTTTCTCACTCATTTTGCCGCCTCCTTTGATTTTGTGTCACTTTTTGCAACTTTAGAAAACAAAAAAAGTGAATCAATTGGTTTCTCGACCCCATCTGATATTTTCTTAGCAACTTTCGGAGATGGTTTTCTTCCATTTAATATTTGAGATAAATACCCATAAGAAATGCCGTTCTTACGAGAAAAAGACCGAACCGTCTCGCCTTTCAAGCTAATTAGTTCTCTAATTTCATCAGGGTTTTTTACAGGAAGAACTACTGCCATGTCCTCACCTCCTTTCTTGATTACATAAATTATTATAGCCTATTGTTTCACTTTTTGCAACCACTTATCATGATAATATTTCACTTTTTGCACTATATTGTTTCACTTTTTGCTATAATCCAGTCATAGAAGGGAGTTTGACGCCATGAGTTCAACGGAAAATTTACGTAACGAAGTGTTAAACTTCGGTCCAAAAATTAAAGAAATTAGAAATAAAAAGCATTTCACAGTTAGACAAGCTGCACTACAAGCGGGAATATCCTCATCTTTTTGGTCACAAGTAGAAAATAAGAAACGTGAGATTCCTAAAACAAAAACTCTTCAAAAAATGGCAACAGGTCTAAGAATTACTGACGACGAAATTTTTAAACTGGCCGGTATTACCAAAGATCAGAATAGTTTGCCTACAAAAGAATCCCATTACTATGATCTAACTGAAAAAGATGAAAGAAATATTGATAAAGAACTTGAAGATATGATGAATGGGCTCGATTCTAAACATTCATTATCATTTTTCCAAAATGGACAAGAGCTATCTGATCAGGACAAAGAACTGCTCAAAGCGTCCATGCGTCAAACATTAGAATTATCCAAACAATTAGCAAAAAGGAAGTTCACTCCCAAAAAGTACCGTAATGGAGAGGAATAATAGGAGCTGGTTATATGGAACGGTGGATTGAAGAAGATATTGACCACTTAACCAACAAGTTTGGGATTCAAAGTGCTTTTGATTTGGCGCGCGACTTGGGCATTAACGTGCAATTCAATAACCTTGGTAGCAATATTTACGGCTACAATAATAACTCGCATCGAATCCCAATGATTGTCATTAACAACACAATTGATGAACGAACTCAAGATGGTGTCTGCTATCACGAAATTTTTCATATACGTCATCACAAGGGATTTAATACACAGTTTTTTGCGGTAAATACGACAAGCTTTCTATCCGATGACAACGAAACAGAGGCCAATAAGTTTATGCTGACCATGTTGAAAGAGGAATATGGTTGGAGCAAACAAGAAGATGTTTTAGACTTCTTAGATTTTTTCAAGTTACCACACGAACTGGCTTCGCTATTATAATTAGCAAGTTAGCCTGATATATAAGCCCTTAAAATCCAGTAATACATTTTTGGAGGAATTATGTAATGAAAAAAATAGGTATAACTTTAGCTACATTTGTTATGGTTCTCACTCTAGCAGGCTGTAGCAAATCTTACGCAGGAGTTAAAGTAACTAGTAACCAATATAATCAACTTACTAAATTAACCAAAACTATAAAAAGAATGAATGAAAGCTTACCAAGAGTATCTGCTGTAGATATTAAAACTGTAAAAACATATAAAACAAAAACAACGTCCACTGCTAATTTCAATCGGTCAATTCGAGAATTAAAAAATGAAAATGCTGATACTGACACTCAAAATGCTGCTCTTGGGTTCGTTGCCAACGCAGGAATCGAAAAAATACTGTACAGCAATAAAACAATGCACACTTCTGACATGAAAAATTCAAACAAAGTTGTTAAACACGTTTTAAAAGAGGCAGGAGTGACAAATTAGTAATTATATTGGAGGAATTTCAATTGAGAAGAGTACTAGTTTTAGGGGTTGCAATGCTATCCTTGTTTTTAGTCGGATGTTCCAATAATAGTAAAAGCAACAATCATACTAAAGATACAGCTCGTGCAGAAATGGATGTTGAAGCAATTTTTGAAAACAAGCAACATAAAGATTTAATTGATAATACCCAACGATCAGACATTGATACGGTCAAAGAGGAAGTTGATAAGCTGCCGACGTCAACGCATAAGAGAACACTCATTAAAGAAATTAATCATGCCTATACCCTGCTGCCACGACTTAAAAAACATGAAAAATCAGAAAGTATTTCTGAATCTGTCAAAGCAGTTCAAGCATCGAAAAAAGCAGCTTCGATTAAAGAGGCAAAAAAAGAATATTCACGCAATTCGTCTAATCCTGACGCGTATAACGGATCTACCCCTGACGAAGATTCTACATCATCTTCGTCGACAACAAGTTATGATACTACTGGGATATCCGACATCGCAATCGAAGATACCATCAAACAGCATGTTTCTGATGTAAAGGTAAAAGAAGTCAGCGGTGAATACCATAAACCGGTAACTACCGGCATCGATATAAATGTCAAAGACAGCTCTGATTACTATGATGAAGGTGCTTATAAAAAAGACGCCTACCATATTCTGCTAGCAATTAAGGATGACTACGGGTTCTCCGATTTCAAAAACATTACTATCACCTTTTACATGGATGGCGATGCACTGGTAAAAAGTTCCTTTGAACAATCTGCACTCAAACAAATCAACCATAAGGATAGTAACTACTACAATATTGATTCAGTCGCTACCGAATGGAACACAGATAATCTGAATGCTAAGTATAATCAGTAACCCGAGTGACCAGATAGGATGTCGATAAAAGCTAGGAGTTGGGACTACTTATAATTCGGGGAATTATTATTATTGGGGAATAACATATTTTGGAGGGATTACTTTGGATATATTTTTTACATTTATGTTTCTTGTATCTTTAATTGCGTTAGCTTACTTTTCAATTCGTGGGGGGATTCATCATTTCACAAAAACAGGTGTTAATCGTCCATACAAAAAATACACCTTAATCTCAGTAGGACTAACAATCCTATTCTTAGCATTAACGGTTTGGGCCGCCCCTTCTGGCACAGCAAGATCGAGTACATCACAGTCAGATACAGCCTCAAGTAGCAAAGCAAAGAAAAGTTCAGCAAAAGATGCATCGAAAAGAAAGGCTAGTATCAGTAAAGCTAACTCTATTAAGGAGAAGGAGTCATCTGAAAGCGCCCTATCAAGTAGCAAAGAAGAATCTGAAAGTATTGCTGCCTCCAAGTCGGAATCCAAAGAAGATTCAGAGAGTATAGCTAGTTCTGAATCTGAGTCGAGCAAAAAACAGTCTGAGGCAGAAAGCTCTTCAATAGCTAAAGCCAGTTCAGAATCATTAGTTGCTAGCTCGTCATCAGCTAAAAAAGCGAGCGAAACAAGTAAAACAGACAATGCTTCCTATACACAAAATGGTGGTTGGACTACTGCTGCTTCTGGTATGGTTTTTGTATCAGACTCCAATAAGTACTACACGAGCGTTAAAAATCCAGGTAATTACCAATATATGACCCAGAGTGCTGCTGATAATTCTGGTGCCAAGCCAGCACCACGGGGCAATCAATACGCAAGACCATAACAAGTCCAAGCCCTCGTCGGGGCTTTCACGCGAGCGTAGTTCAACGGTAGAACAGTACTCCTATGAATTGCTAACTAGATACTTTCAGATGTAGGTTCGACTCCTGCCGCTCGCTTTAACCAGAAAGAAGGCTTAATGCTATGGATAATGAAATTTCAAAATACGAGCTAATTGCCACGATGAAGAAAGATATACAGACATTTATGAACTCAGAATCCATGTTATATCTAAAAAAAGATTCATATTCAACAGAAGAATATGACCGTATGCTTACAGAAGTAAAAGATGATTTGAAAACACGGCTATTGCAAAAATAATTATGAACTCAGTAAATGATAACTTCACGCGAGCGTAGTTCAACGGTAGAATGGTTCCTTTAATTCAAATATAGCCTACCTTCCAATGCAGGTTCGACTCCTGCCGCTCGCATTTAAATTTTCATTGGACCTTTAGCTCAGTTGGTTAGAGCAGACGGCTCATAACCGTCCGGTCGTTGGTTCGAGCCCAACAAGGTCCATTCACGCGAGTGTAGTTTAGTGGTAAAACGACAGCCTTCCAAGCTGTAGTCGCGGGTCCGATTCCCGTCACTCGCTTTAGACCATCATTAACAGTCAAAAATTCAGGAAAACAAAAAGTATCGGAGGAGTCTAACAATGAGTGAACCAGAAGAAGCCACACATAATGCTAAAGTGATTTCGTTTATTAATATGAAAGGTGGAGTTGGAAAAACAACCCTATGTGTTGGGTTAGGCGAATACTTGGCTAAGTTTAAAAACAAACGAATATTATTTGTAGATATGGATCCTCAATTCAATACAACTCAATCTATTATGGACTTATTTGACTTAACAGACAAATACATGAACGATTTCAGAACGAGCAGAAGCATTCGTCAGATATTTAAAGATACACAAACAATTTCAGAAATTCCTACGCTTCCTACTTTAGCCGATCTTGCTATTGATCTACATTCTAATGCTCAAGAACCTAATATGAGCATTATATGTGGCTCTATAGACTTAATAAAAGATGATGACAGCAGGAAGTCAAAATTTAAGCGTCTGCATAAATTTTTAAAAACTAAAGATGTTATTGATAATTTTGACTACGTATTTATCGATTGCCCGCCTACAATTTCTTTTTATACCGATTCTGCACTATTTGCATCCGACTACTATATAGTACCAACAAAAATAGATCGTTATTCTACATTAGGTGTCAGTTTACTATATAATGTTATTAAACAACTTGAGTTTGATGAAGATACAACGTTAAAAAGCCTAGGAATTATTTATACAAATGTTCCAAACGAGACAACTCAAAAGTCTGATAAAATACGTGATATTTTTGAAGAAGCTGATTTTGTAAGCGAATTAGGGTTATTTAAAAATGTTACACATCAAGTTCCTGATTTAATGTTTGGCAAACAGGGCAATATATCATCTCACTATAAAAAGTCTAGAGATGACATGAAATTAATAGCAACAGAATTTTTAACTAAATTTGGAGATGAATAATCTATGGAATTTAATTTAATGCCATTAAATGAATTTAATAAACTGGCAAAAAAAGATCAACCGACATATTTTTATGGGGCTATTTCACAAACAATCTTCTCTTTTAATGGTAATAAGGAAATTCCATTATTTTTAAAAACCACATTTAACATTGAATTTAAAGATTATGTTTTTCGTGCAAAACCATTAATTGTTTCTAGAACAATTAAGATTTTTTTTAATGATTCAAGCATCAATTTTAAGGAACAATATAAAAAATTGCTGAACTATTATGCAAATCAGAAAGATGGTTCCACCACCAATAAAACTCCTAATAAAAAAAGCAATGCAAACGATTATTTAGAGAAGTGGCTTCGAGGAATATGAGAGACTCTAATTTCACTGCACTCATTAACGATAGAAATAACGCATTTAAAATAATATTTAGTGTTCGGTCAAACTTAAGTGATGATTTACAGAAAATTTTAAAAGAGTCAATTTTTAGAATAGTTTCATATAAATATTTCTGGTATTCCAAAGAGTCTTACAAATTTTGCCGACTTTTTATTTCTGACTTAGTTATTGCACTGACACTTTTATGTAAAAAAGATAAGCGTATTTTTTACGTGTATTTAAGATCAAGCATAGAAGCTTTTTATAATTGTGCAAACATGATCGATGAACAAAACATAGAAAATGATTCAAGTAGTTATTTTAAGGCAAAGAAAAAATTCAAAAATCTAATTTCTACCCAAAAAGGTTTTCAATTTCTTGAATCTTTTGAAACGCTAAACGAGAGCTATAAACAAATAAGTAATGTAATACATCGAAATGTGTATACACAAGATAAATTAACAGTGTACATGAATGAATATTTTAAAACCGATGATTTTGAAGATTCAATAGAAATTGCTCAAGCAATAGAATTACTAGATACTTTAACTGAAATATATTCTTCCTTTTTTCTAACATCTCCATCATTCAAGAATATTCTAGAAGACAGTTTCTACAGAAGAAAAACTTTGCTTCGTGAAATACAAAAATACTGATTTAAGCAAAATCCCATTTAGGAGTTTTATTTAAAGATGATTTGTCAAATTAAGTACAACATTAGATTCCAGTACTTCTTACCATATACCCCATGATGGGGTATATATTTTGAGTTAAAAAGAACATATGTTTGGGAATGTCAACCTATTGTTATTTCCAGTTGGGAGGAATAAAACATGTCAGTAACGAAGTTAGCGAGCGGACGCTGGCAAGCACGAGTCAGCTATAAAGACAAACAAGGCAAATACCGCATTGCAAGCCAGTCATTCAAGCGAAAAGGCGAAGCTTCTGAATGGGAAACAAAGACAAAAAGCGCACTCATTGATGGCGCCGATTTGTCACGGAGCACCGAATCATTCAAAGATTATCTTTTTGACTGGATCAAAATTTATAAAACAGATGGTGTCAGTCGGCATACACACGAGATTTATTTAGGAAATTATAACCATGTTGCAAAGTACTTCAATGACAAGCCTTTAACAGCCATCACGCGAGCAGACTATCAGAAGTTTTTGAACGAATTTGGAAAAACACGCGGCATTGCTACTGCTAAAAAACTTCACCAGCAAATTCACTCAGCTGTCAGAGACGCAGTAGCCGATGGCATCCTTCAACGTGATTTTGCCTATAAAGCGCATGTTACTGGGCGCCCTCCGAAGCCAGTAGAAGATAAGTTTCTAAGCTTGAAGGAATACAACAAGCTGCGTAAATATTTGATTAAAACGGCCGACTATAGCCACATGACAATGCTAATGCTTCTTTTTCAGCTTGAAACTGGTGCCCGCTTTGAAGAAGCCGCTGGCATGACTTGGAATAACCTTGATCTTGTTCGTGGTATTGTCCATATTAAACAACAGTGGGTAGAGCGCCGACGTGATTTTGGACCAACAAAAGGCAACGGTAAAGCCGATGGGGACGTCTCTATCCCTAGCGGCTACTGTGACTATTTGCTAGACTACAAGCATGCACAAAGTGATTGGCTTAAGATGCACAGAATCAAAAACCCTAAAAATCTTGTGTTTTGGTCGAAACTTGGTAAAATTGAAGGCAATGGGACAGCGAACGAGGAATTGGCACGTATTTGCAGGCGTCTTGGGATAAAAGTTGTTACTACACACGCAATGCGACATACTCATGCTTCCGTGCTCATTATGAACCACGAATCACTTCCTTATGTTCAACAGCGCTTGCGACATCAAAAATTGGAAACAACAGTTAACACTTACGTCCATCTTATTGAGGAAGAAAATGGTGAATCAAATAAAAAAGCACTTGAATTGCTCAATAAGGATTTTTAA